TAAATTAAGACCTGTACATTTTAAATGGAAAGATGATAATAGAGGAGATATAGGTTTAATAGCAGAAGAAGTAGGAGAAATATATCCTGAATTAGTTTCAATAGGTGTTGATGGTAATGCGGAGGGAATAAGCTATACTAAATTAACAGCAGTTCTTATTAAAACAATTCAAGAATTATCTGCTCGTATAGATAAATTAGAAAATAAAAATTAAATTAAATTAAGTTATGGAAAAACAACAAACAAAAGTAACCAAAGAAGAATTACAACAAATTGCTAAATTTCAAGAAAGTATTCAAGAAATTACTTTAAAGTTAGGACAATTAGCTTTAAAAAAACTTAATGTTGAAAAAGAAGAAGAATATTTAGATGTAGAATATAGTAAACTTCTTCAAGAAGAAAATCAATTAGGAGACAATTTAAAAGAAAAATACGGAGAAGCACAAATTAACTTAAAAACAGGTGATATTATATATCCTTAATAATGTTTTTATAAGTCTTCTGCATATTTATCACTGATAAAATAACTAGAATAAAATGGCTGAAACTCTATTATCCCCAGGTGTATTAACTCGTGAAAACGACCAAACACTAATTACACAAGGTCCAATATCAGCAGGTGCTGCAATTTTAGGTCCTACAGTAAAAGGTCCTGTTAATATTCCAACACTCGTTAGCTCATATAGCGACTACAAAAGCAAATTTGGTGGTGCATTTGAAAGTGCAAGTATTTCATATGAATACTTAACTTCAATCGCTACTTATAACTACTTCCAACAAGGAGGAGAATCTATATTAGTAACTAGAATTATTTCTGGTACTTATTTACCAGCAACAGCAACTCCGGCTGCACTAGGTACACATTCTTTAGATTATAAAACTGGATCCTTTACTTTAGAAACTATTTCTCAAGGAGATCTTATGAACAACTCAGGTAGTGTTACTACTAGTGGTTCATTAGTAACGGGATCAGGAGATAACATTCGCTATGAAGTAGCAAGTCTAGATTCAGGAAGTGGGCAATTTAGTTTATTAATTAGAAGAGGAGACGATAATTCCAAAAACAAGTCAATCTTAGAAACTTGGAATGATTTATCATTAGATCCTAATTCAACAAATTATATTGAATCTGTAATTGGTAATCAAGCCCAAAACTTCGATACAGACAGTGATGGAAACAGATTTATTCAAATAACTGGATCTTACGTTAACAACAGCCGCTACGTAAGAGTATCTTCAGTTATAAACCCAACATTAAATTACCTAGATAATGATGGTAATTTCAAATCAGAATATACTTCTTCATTACCTAAAGTAGGTAGTGGTTCAATAAATGCTCCTCAAAGTGAAGGGGCCTTTAGTGGTGCTAAAGGAGCAATATTTGGTCTTGGTTCAGGAGCACAAAAATTAAAAATGTTTGAAGAAATTGATGTTGCTTCAATTCAAGGTGTAGTTGCTTCTAACTACACATCATCAATAGCTTTATTAGAGAATAAAGACGAATATGATTTTGAAGTAATTACCGCTCCTGGTGTTACAATTCAAAATGGATCTGTAGCAACAAACACATTAATTACAACAGTAGCTGAAAGAGGAGACGCAATTGCTGTAATTGATACAAGAAATTATGGTGCCACTGTAAATCAAGCACTAACATCAGCAGGAACAGTTGATTCAAGTTATGCTGCAACATACTGGCCTTGGGTTCAGGTATTATCACCTGAAACAAATAAACTAGTATTTGTACCAGCTTCAACATTAATCCCTGCAGTATATGCAACAAATGATAGATTAGGAGCTGAATGGTTCGCACCCGCTGGATTCAATAGAGGTGGTGTAGGTGGTGCTATTCAAGCAGAAAGAAAATTACCTCCAGGAGATAGAGATAAACTATATGCTGGTAAAGTAAACCCTATTGCATCATTCCCAGGACAAGGACCAGTAATATTTGGTCAGAAAACACTTCAAACTAAATCAACAGCTCTAGATAGAGTAAATGTTCGTAGATTATTAATTGAAGTAAAAAGAGTAATTGGACAAATTGGAGAAGGATTGTTATTTGAACAAAATACCGCTGCTACAAGAGGTAGATTCTTAAACCAAGTAAATCCATTCCTAGAATCAATTCAACAAAGACAAGGTATATTTGCCTTTAGAGTTGTAATGGATGATACTAATAATACGCCTGACGTAATTGATAGAAACCAATTGGTAGGACAAATATTTATTCAACCAACAAGAACGGCTGAATTTATAGTACTAGACTTTAATGTTACACCAACTGGAGTAGAAATTTAAAAAGGCAATATTTATAATAAACATAAAATAAAATGGCAGTAAAAGATCCCAACGAAATAATGTTCACCGCCTTTGAACCAAAGGTACAAAACAGGTTTATCATGTTCATTGATGGTGTTCCATCATATCTGATAAAGAACGCTACTGCGCCTGGATTTGAAGCTGGTGAAATCATATTAGACCACATTAACGTATACCGTAAAGTAAAAGGTAAAGTAAGATGGAATGATATGACACTAGGATTATATGATCCTGTAACTCCATCAGGAGCTCAAGCCGTAATGGAATGGGCAAGACTAGCACACGAAAGTGTAACAGGACGTGATGGATATTCAGATTTCTATAAAAAAGATCTACAATTAGATATATTAGGTCCCGTAGGAGACGTGGTTTCTCAATGGATAATCAAAGGTGCCTATTGTAAAACTGCCACATTCGGTGAATATGACTGGAGCGCTGAAGCTGCCGTTAATTTAGATATCACCATTGCAATGGATTACTGTATATTAAACTTCTAAAATACCCCAACCCTCCATACCCTGAATTAGGTGTTCCTTTTGGAACACCTTTTTCTTTTTTATATATTTATATCCACAAATAAGTTATTTATAGTATGGAAGAACAAGTTACAGAAAACAAATTTAAATTCCCAACTGAAATTGTCGATTTACCCTCTAAAGGATTAATATATCCTAAGGATAATCCCTTATCTTCAGGTAAAGTGGAAATGAAATATATGACTGCTAAAGAAGAAGATATTCTTACTAACCAGAATTATATTTCAAAAGGTATCGTATTAGATAAATTAATTGAATCATTAATTGTATCTAAAATAAATGTTAATGATATTATTATTGGAGACAAAAATGCCTTATTAATTGCCTCTCGTGTATTAGGTTATGGTAAAGATTATACCTTTAGAGCTTATAATTCAGATACGAAACAAATTGAAGATTTTAATGTTGATTTAACAACTTTAAAAGATAAATTATTAGATTCTAAAAATTTAATTGAAGAAGGTGTTAATAATTTTAGTTTTACTTTACCAACTTCTAATGTTTTAATTACTTATAAGATTTTAACACACGGAGACGAGAAAAAAATTGAGAGAGAAATTCAAGGTTTACAAAAAATTAATAAAGATAGTATACCTGAAATATCAACTCGTTTAAAATACTTAATAACATCAGTAGATGGTGATTCTGAAAAAAAATCAATTAGAGAATTTGTAGATAAGTACATGTTAGCTAAAGATTCAAGAGCATTAAGAACAGAAATATCTAGAATATCACCAGATGTTGACTTAAAATATACCGGGGAAGGTGCAGAGGAGGGCATCAATATCCCCATCAATCTTAACTTTTTTTGGCCTGACGCCGGAGTATAGGCAAAATATATTTTCTCAAATCCATGAAATTGTATTTCATGGTAATGGGGGATATGACTGGCATACTTTATATAATATGCCTATTTGGCTTCGTAATTTTACTTTTAGAAAAATGGAAGAATTTTATAAAAAACAAAACGAAGCTCAAAGCAAACAGTCAAATACATTAAAAAACGATCCACAAGCAATAGCAAGACCTAATATTAATCCTGCTAACGTGTATAATACATCAATGCCTACCAAAAAGTAGGCATTTTTTATATTTATATTATATAATTCCCTATGGCTGACGAACAAGATAATATTAAAAGAGAATTTCAATCTGCTGCAGAAGAAACAGCTGCTGTATTTGGAAATACTCTAGCTA